GCTGCGCAACCATAGGACTTACCAGATCCAACCGGACCCATCAAGCCCCTAATAAAACTCTGGTCATGTAAAAACTTCCAAACAGTCGGGCTGTTCTCAAAGTTTAAATCAAGGCTGGGGATCTCGCTCATTTTTTTCCTTCAACGCTTTATCTGCCAGCATTGCATAGAACTCAACGCCCTCACTTACTAATGCTATATCTCTTATTTCTCTCAATGAACCCTCGAGCGATTTAATTCTTTCCTCGAGCATATAGATCGCAACCTCAAGTCTTGCTGTCTTGTTCATCAACTACCTCCGCATCCTCGATGGGTTCCGGACCTTTCATATTAATTCCTACTATCGATGGCTTATCACTTTCCTGATCAGGACTATCCAGAAACCCAGCCGCTTTTGCCAGGACACGCAACACCGAAACCTTATCGTGCATCTCAATCGCAACACGACCATCCGGCATAGGCGTTATTCTTTTGATAGCTCTTAAAGCATAATCCGGAATATCCTTCGGATCTTTCATCGTACCATCTAAATTCATAATCTCAGTAATAGAAGTCGTACCCAGGGCGATTAACTCCTGGGCAACAGCTTCCTTATTCTGTTCTAATGTTGCGCTGGTCTTTACCCTGCGCTGGGCAACCCTAACACCACCAAAGCGGCCAATAGGTGTTTGCCTGGTTCTGGCCATTAAAATGGGATCTCATCTTCAAAATCTTTGCCAGCATTGTTATTTTGCTGAGAAGATTGATTATCCAACTTACCCTTATCGTCCTGGGGAAACAGGCTCAACCAGATCTCAGCTTCCTGGTTAGGAATAGGCAACGCATTTAACTTTATACGCATACCCTTACTATCCTCAAAGGCTATACCCAACTTAACCCAATCAGATTTCTCAGGATCATTCCTGCGTTTCTGACCTTGTACTACGTTATACATTTTTTTCATTTTAGTTCCTTCCTGTTATTCGGTATCGCATTTCTTTCGGGAAAAATCCAGAAAATATTTATGTGGTACACCACACATACAGCGCGGTGGGGTGGGGGCCAAGGGGTCACTTTGCCGTGCTTTTCGCATAATAGTTATTATGTTAACTGTGTTATGCAATGTAATCAATGACTTAGCTGTTTTAGGTCGTATGTTTGTATCATATTGGTACTTAAATAGCATTATATCCTGGTATTCTTTACGATGTTTCGGATCGCCTGGTTAGCCTGGGCGTTGCTCGATCTGCCCAGGGCTTTCGACACTGGCACCTGGAAGTATCCTATTCCCCTGGCTAGATCCCTCCTATTCTTATAGCAATATGTAGCATGGTTTGTTAGTATCTCGGACCACATTGGCATTGTCAGCCCCTCCCTGATCCACCTGGCAATAACTACCAGATCCTTATCATTGACAGATCTTGGAGTACCGTACTCATTACATATTTTTAAAAACAATGCAGAAAACTGTCTAGCTTCATCATTATATATATTATTAATATACGTTCTATTGTCTCGTTCTGTGTGACCTCTGGAAGTCACAGGTAGGTGTGACCTCTGGGGGTCACAGGTGGTAGAGTTATCCACAGGTTCTTTTTTATTAAGTTTGTATGATTTAATGAATTGTTGTTTCTGTTCCTGGGCAGCTGCTTGTCTTGTTTCTTCCAGGGCGATCTGTGATCCAGCTGTTAGGTTTGCTTTAGCTTCCTGTTCATCCTGGGGAGCTGTTGGGAAAACTACTCTTACACTTGTTGTCTTTTGGTACTTGGATCTTTTCTTTGCGTAGACGATGTATCCCAGGTCGCGCAGCCTTCTCATTTGTTTGGCGATAGCTGTTCTAGATACGCCCAGGTCAACGGCCAATCTGTCCTGGCTTACCCAGGTCACGCCCAGCTGATCGGTGTAAGTACAGATAACCACCAGGAGAGAGAGCGCAGCTGTACCATGCAACTGCTTGTCCATTGCTGCCTGGATAGGAATGACTGAGTAGTTTCTCAAGTCCTGGTTTTTAGCTTTCGGTGGTAGCACTATCAGTCCACTTGATCTCTAATTTTTCACTTGGCTCTCTGCCCATATTATAAACCTCTACTAAGACAAGAGCTTGTAAAAGCGCTTCTAAGTATTGGGGTGAGCTTTTGTAATATGTATTAAGTGCTTCTTTTATCTCATCAGCTGAAGGCATTTCTTTTTTGTTCTTCATTCTTCCCACTCAATCGTAATTAAAATCATCGGATCTCCGTACTTCTTTGTGGCTGTCAGCTGATATACCTGGGAATCGTTTTCAAACATGACGCCATCTAACGAGTCGAGAGCAATCTTTGCAACATTATCGATATCCGGCTTACCAGGGAACACTTCCTGCAACCAGGCGGCTTCTCTGCGCTTCTTAGACCATGATTTGGGTACTTCGAACTGTGCCAGGACATGAACCTTGCAAGGTGCGGTGATTGGATCGAGTCCAAGTTCAACCATTTTGTCACTTGCGATTGCTGCCAGGCGTTTCTCATAATCCCTGGTTTTTGCTGGGGTGTATGCTCTGCCTTGCCTGGTGAACCTGGGCCGACCTTTTCCGATCGGTTGACCTGTCATCCAAACATCAATCCTCATGCGATCGAATCCACTTTACCATCTCATCCCTGGAAGCCAGGCGTTCTATCGATGTATCATCTTCCTGGTATGGTGGTGGAGCCAGGGAAATCCCTGGTTTGTCCTGGCCTGGTAGGTGATGATCGATCAATTCGCTGATGACCATTGCCTGGGATTGACCATGCTTTTCTGAGTAATCCACCAGTTTCTTCTTTATTCGACTCGCAATCCTGGTGGTAAAGTTAATTAAGTTTTCATTGTTTTCAATGACTTGCTTGCGCTTGACCATTTTTTTTACCTTTTTCTATGTGACACCACTTGACACTATCCGGTATCAGTATTACCTTCAAGTTGTAAGTTAATTGTTTAGGAGTAAAAATGACCAAGAAAATCAAGTTCATTCCCTACGATTGGATCTTCGCCTTAAATGACAGCGCCATCGAAAACAAGTTCAACAGAGCTTTGACTGATGAGTGCGTCTTGGGCTTACCTCATGGGGCCAACTTCCCCATCACTTTCGACATGGTACACAACGACACTGAGATGAGGGTAGTGTTTGCCTGGAAGGATGATGCTGGGATGCACAACGCGCAGTTGGACATGACCTTCGAGGATTACGATAGTTTACCTGTTCACGAAATGGAGGCCTAAATGAAAAGGAACTACCGAACAGCTTTCAATCAGCTTCAAAAGATTGGCGCACCAGTTTTCGAAAATGAGGATGGCGTGTTTATCAGTGCCGAGGACAATGTCGATGAGACCTGGGCAGACTACTGGATGATGGGCCAGGCTGCTTGCAGCTTGCTCGATGACTTCGGTGTCAATCACAAAATCAACGAGATCTTAGAAAACAATGGCTTGTATGCCGAGTGGCAAAATCCTGGCTGCTTATACATCGCGGAGGGCTAAGAATGACAATGCAAACGGACTTGTTCGATCAGACAGAAGCTCAAGGCCCAGGCGAAAGACAGACTGACCTTGAGGATCTGATTGCAGAAACCTGGCTTCCCTGGAGGTGGGAGGCCAAGTATCGATGCGGAGAATACCAGGTCTATCATGTGGGCAACATGGAATATGAGGTTGTCCATATGACCACCGGAAACAGTTGGACTTGGTTCCAGGGCAGAAGGTTGACCAACCTTTCAGATTCAGCCGCTTGCGCCCAGTGGCATCACAAGTATGACCAGGAGGAAATATAATGCACGAATATCATTATCAATTTGATAGCGACTACGGTGCTATGTTCGGTGTGATTGAAGCAAAGAACGAAAAAGAATTTTATGAGATCTTAAAGCAAGATCACAAGCAAGATATCAATGCAGATGGCTGCTTTGATTGCCCCATCACTGGGGATGAGAAACCCTTAAATTGGTAACCAGGAGGAATTGGTATGAAATATTACATAATGGATGAACGATATTTTCCTACACCAAACACCGCTGAGTATGGCTTTGGTGATTATAGGAAATCTGAGATTGTTGTTCGAGCAGAGGTAGAAGCAGAGAGCGAAAGAGAAGCTCAGAAATTAGCCAAAAGAATAGACAAGACCATTAGGTTCTCAGGAATCAATGGATGTTGGATAACAAAGGAGAAATTAGTATGAGTGCATATGTATGTAACGTGGAACACATCGGTGTTCTAGCCAACGCAATGAGCCGAGCTGATATCAGGATCAACGGCCACAAGCTTCACCCCCAGGAGATGGCGGTAGCTCTTGCCAACGCCAACTACGCCAGCATCGAGGCCAGGTATCCAGGAGAGTGGGAGTTTATGAGTGGCGGCAAAAGCTTGATCGCGTTCCGAGCGCAGTGCGCCAAGGAAGCAACCAGACCGGACACTAACTTAAAGCCGATCGATTTTATCAAAATGGCCCAGGGCTTCGCCTATCAGTCTTGTGAACACAAGGCCTGGATGGAACCCAGCTTTGAAAATACTGATCTCAGGGAGGGCCATATACAACAGTTTATCGCCCACATGATAAGACA